GAAATAACTATTGCAATATTTAGATAAGGAAAATAAAATGAATTCAAGAATAATATATACAACGGATGAAGGAACAGTAGCAATATTAATACCTACTGATGAGTGTGGTTTATCTATAGAAGAAATTGCTGCTAAAGATGTTCCAGAGGGAAAGGAATATAAAATAGTAGATGTGAGCGAATTATCAAGTGATAGAACTTTTAGAAATGCCTGGGTTTTAGATAATGAAATAACAGTAGATATTCCCAAGGCTAAAGTTATAACTAAAAACAAACTTCGTGAAGAAAGAAAACCTTTACTAGAAGCACAAGATATATTATTTATGCAAGCTCAAGAATCTGGTACAGATATATCAAGCATTGTTACAGAAAAACAAAGACTACGAGATATTACAAATCAAGTAGATAATATGACTACTGTAGATGAGTTAAAAGGAGCGACAATCTAATGTTTACACCACCAGTATTAACAGAAGAAGAAAAAATAGCAAAGCACTATGAAGCTATGGGTCATTCGGTAACATTAATTAATAATTTTAGAGCTGGAAACCATCCAGATGATATGGAAGCAGAACAAGTAAATCACATGATAGACCAAAATGTAAGGCATCTTGAAATTATGGTAGCAAAAGATTTTTGGACAGATGAAGACATGACAGCAATAAACGCAGCAATCGAAGGATAGTTTATATGTTATCTATACTATCAGGGATATTAGGCTTTGCTACATCAGGACTCCCTAGTGTATTAAAGTTTTTTGAACAAAAAGGTGACAATGCTCATGAAGAAGCAATGGCTAAACTTGAAATGGAACGAGCTTTGGCTATGGCTGAAAAAGGGTTTGCATCTCAAGAAAAGATTGAAGAGTTTAAAACTGACCAAGTTGAAATGGAAACATACGCAGAAGAAAGAGTTGCTCTCTACAAACATGATGAAAAGCATGCACAAAATGCCTCTACTTGGGTTATTAATCTCCGTGCTAGTGTTCGCCCCATTATCACCTATATTTTTGTTTCTATATTTTTATTTGCTGACATAGCAGGTTTATGGTGGGCTATAAATACTGGAGTAGATTTTGAAACAGCAATGAATATAGTTATTTCTACAGAAGAGATGGCGATTATATCATCTATTATAGGATTTTGGTTTGGCTCTAGACACTGGGATAAATAGTGAAAGTATCAGTCGAGGGAACGAAATTAATAAAACATTTCGAGGGTGTTCATGCAACGCCTTATAAGTGTCCTGGCGGATATTGGACTGTTGGTGTTGGCCATCTCATCAGTCGGCACGCTATGTTATCTCATAAATGGAATCGCACACTATCAGCTGTTGAGATAGATGCATTACTTAGACGTGACTTGGAACGATTTGAACTGGGAGTTATTAGGTTATTACATCCAGTTAAACCAACCCAATCTGAGTTTGATGCTCTTGTCAGCTTTAGCTTTAATCTTGGTTTGGGATGCTTTCAACGAAGTACAGTTCGCTCAGCGTTTAAGCGCGGTGATAAAAAAAGAGCTGGCGAAGTTCTTTTAAAATATTGTAGAGCTGGAGGACGTAAGCTCAAAGGATTAATTAGAAGACGATTAGCAGAACATTCTCTGTTAATGTCAAAAGGATAAAGTATGCCGTTGAGTAAGTTAAAATTTAAACCCGGTATTAACCGTGACCGTACTAACCTATCTAATATGGGTGGATGGTATGATGGTAATTTAATTCGTTTTAGAGACGGATACCCTGAAAAAATAGGTGGTTGGCAAGCAGCTACTATTACTCCTTATGTAGGAGAAGCAGTTAAACTTTATGTCTATGCTTTAACTACAGGCGCTGAAGTTGCAGGTTTAGCAACTACTAAAAAAGTTTATATTCGTGCTGGTACAACTCTGTATGATATAACTCCCCTCCGTGTAACTTATACTACTTCAACTACTCCTTCTACAGACAATTGTTTTACTACTAACACCACCGCAGGCACTGAAGGTCAAGTCTTAGTCACTCTTGCTGGACATGGCGCAGAGACAGGAGACTTTGTAACTTTTAGTGGTGCAGCTGCAGTTGGTGGTATTACAGCCCCACAACTTAATTTAGAATTTGAAGTAACTGTTATTAATAGTAATACATTTACTATCCAAACAGCAGGCACTGCTACTTCTGCCGCTACCGGTGGTGGTACTGGAATTACTGCGGCGTTTCAAATTAACATTGGTGCTAATACTTCAGTAGGTGGTTATGGTTGGGGTGCTGGTACATGGAGTCGAGGTACATGGGGGTCAGGCGCAACTACTCCTATTATTGGTGATGTACGATTAATTTTTATGGACAACTTTAATAATGACCTTATCTTTAATTTAAATGATGGGGGCCCTATATATTATTGGACTTATAGCGCAGGTTTTGGTAATAGAGCGGTATTACTAAGTTCTTTAAGTGGTGCTATTGCAGTTCCGGTAGCTACTGAAAAAACATTATTTGCCCCAAGTGGTCACCTCCTCGCATTAGGTGCTAGTGAATATAGTGAAGTATCTACTGCGGGAGCTACTATTTCAAGTATTACAAGCTCTACAACAACAGCTACGGTAACTACTGGAAGTGCTCATGGATTATCTACTAATGATTATGTATATCTTTTTGGTCAAACAACAACTGCTTATTCAGGTACCTATCAAATTACAGTAACAAGCACAACGACTTTTACGTACACACTATTAGCTGCTACTACATCTCCTGCTTCTGTTGCAGGAAGTTATCAATCTATTAATTATTCAACAGGCGCATTTGACCCTATGTTAATTAGATTTGCTGATGTTAATGCAGATATAGGGCCCAAACCAGAAGTATGGAGACCGGAGTTAGCTAACTCAGCTGGATTCTTATTTGTTAAAGAAGGTTCTAAAATTATTACTGGAGCTAATGTTAGACAAGAAACACTTATCTGGACTGACACTTCGTTAAGTACATTACAGTTTTTAGGTACTGCAGAAGTGTTTGGGTTACAACTTTTATCTTCTGATACTAATATTATGGGGGCTAATGCTTATGCCAATGTACACAATAATATGTATTGGATGGGCACCGATAGTTTTTTTGTATACGATGGTCGTGTTAATGTACTCAAGTGTCCTTTACTAAGATATGTATTTGAAGACATTAATAGAGAACAAGCTCAACTTGTGTATGGTGGTACTAACAAAGAATTTAATGAAGTCATATGGTTCTATTGTTCTGGCGGACCTACCCCTGCTACTGCTATTGACCGATATGTAGTTTATAATTATAGAGATGATATTTGGTATTATGGACAACTTAATAGAACTACTTGGATAGATGCAGGTATTAGTAGAAATCCATTAGCTACTTCTGGAGGTTATATTTATGCACATGAAAGTGGACCTAATAATGGTCAGCCTTTAGGAGCATCTCCCTTAGCAATGGATTCTTATATTGAGTCTTCATTTATGGATATAGCAGATGGTGAATTTTATATGTTGACTAAACGAGTCATACCAGATGTAGATTTTACAACATCTGAAACCTCTAATCCTGTTACTGGAGCAACACTTATTCCTGCAGTGGATATGGCAGTTGCAGTCACTAAGTTTCCAGGAGCAGCAACACAAACTACAGATGTAGCAGGAGCTACTTTAACTCGTGGGGTAACAACTGCAACATCAACAATAAATCAATATACTGACCAAGTGTTTATAAGAGCAAGGGGTCGACAGATGAGTTTTAGAATATCTTCTAATACATTAGGAACACAATGGCAATTAGGTGATACTAGAGTAGATGCTAAACCAGACGGAATGAGGGGATAATATGGCACACGTTGTACAACCTAAAGCACCTAATTTAACACTACCAACAATAGAATATAGCGAATCTGCACAAAATCAATTACAGAATCAATTGAGGTTATACTTTAATCAATTAGATAAAGCGCATTTAGATGAGATAACTAACTTACACACAAACAATGTAATGCATTGGATGGGGATATAATGGCTGGAGAATTTCAAAACTTAACAGGTAAAAAACTAGCACGGTCAAATGTGACTGCTACGATGACTATTGTGTATGAGACTCCTGCTAATACAAGGGCTTATATTAAAGATATTATGGTTACTAATCATAGTGGTGCATCAGGTGCTGCTGGACTTATTAGTATTCATATTGTTCAAGCAGGGGGCGTTGCAAGTTTTGGTAATGTTATTATTGATGAGTATTCAATAGCTAAACAAGAGTATTTACATTGGTCAGGATTACAGATAACAGACCCTGGAGATACAATACAAGTTTTATCAAATGGGACTAATCTATCAGTCACTATTTCAGGGGCAGAGGCAGTATAAAACGGTTTATACCTACCACGTTACATGGTATTATAC